CCATAACAGTTCAATCCACGGGAATTCGGACATTTCACTTTTTTCATAGACGAACTGATTCAAAGCATCCTCCAATGCAGGCACTTTTTCGAGGTCTGCATGATACTCCTGAATCAGCGATTTCAATTCCCCGATAAACGGCAGAACCCACTCCTCGTTATCGCCGACTTCTAAGACGGCGCGGCCGCCCGAAGCCATATTCATGTATTCTGCTATCAGTTTTACCTCATCGTTGGCAGTCTCTTTCATGAAGTTCATTTCAAGAGGCACCAATTCTACTGCCAATTTTTCTTTGAGATACGCCCGTATCTTCTGAACAAGTTTTGAATAAAATCCTTGCTGTGTCTGGAAATACTGCTTTAACACATCAAAGCGCATTTCAATCAGCTGATGTTTCTGATGAAGCACCACAAGCACCGGGTATTTCAAAAGCATCTCTTCTCCGCTCTGCGGGTGAACAGCTGAAAAAACGAAGCAGAACTTCAGCATAACCTGTTCTTCCAGCTCACGGCGCACCGGAAGCGGTTCAGGTGCGTCATAGCCGACAGTTCGTTCGCTTTCGTTTTGCTCGGCTTCCAGCGTTGGAATACCTTCCACCGCATGTTTAACCGTTTCAAAGTCATCCGCTGTGAAAACGGCTGAATAGCGATAATCTTTTTCGTATTCCCAATCTTCAAAGAGGCAGATTGCTTTTTCACTTTCAGTTAAACATCTTGCAATCTGCTCTTCTAACTTCAAGTCAGTCACATTAACGGCCGGACGCGCGTCGAACATGTCAACTTGCTGCACACCGTCGCAAGAAATCTTGTTCTTGGCAAACATTTCCCCAATGTGCTCTTTCAGCTTTGAATTATACAGCTGAACCGTTCCAACAAGACATTGCTTATAGTTGCTTAACTGCATAGACAACTCGCCTCCTTCTTTATCATCCCACCTGCATTATAGCATTATCCAGAGTGACTGTCCAGCATAAACGGAAATTACAACGCAATTTTAATATTACGCTGTAATTCCTAAACAAATGTGAAACACCCGTGCTAAAACCACATCAGAAAAAGAGCCGGGACAGCCGCAGAGGATTTCTCCCTCCACCGCAATCCCGGCTTTTCTTATGTCTCCTGATGCTCGTGCAGCGCTTCCCGAATCTCGTCAATCCGGCTGAATGCGGTCTGCACATTGTTCTCCAACTGGAACGTCCGCTCGACGACGGAGTTGTGCTTCTCCACCTTGCGCTCCAGCTGCTCCAAGCGGTAGGACAGCAGGGCGATTGTCTTGCTGTTGGCGAAGTAGCTGCCTGCCAGCGTGCCCAGCAGGGAAATCGCAGCGACGATGATGGTGTCAAGGTTCATGCGTGTCCCCCCATGTTTTTATGATGCGGCGAAAATGTCATTCAGTTCACTGACGGTATTAGCGTCAATGCACTTGTTGTAAATTCTGATGTCCATAATCGTCCCGCTTACCATGCCCCAGCCGCTTTCCCAACCGCCGACATACAGCAATTTGTCGCCCGTTTCTGCCTGCGGATAGGTCAGCTTATTGCCGTAAATCTTGTTATTATCAAGGTAGAAGGTGTAGTCGTCGCCGTTTTTCGTCACGATAAACGTGTGATAGCCGCTATTGTACACGGCCAGACCCATCTGTTCGACGTTGATGCCGAAACCGCCAGCGTTACACATAACATTGCACTCTGGAAACTGCTTGCTGCTATTAAGCGTAGCGACTTTCAGTTGCGTCTTGCTGCTTGTCACTTCACAGAACATCAGCGTTCCCCACTGCGAAGCGTCAGTGGCTGTCAATCCGTCGGCATATTTCACTGCGATTGTCCATGTGTCCGCACCTTCGGCAAACGGCTTGAAGCCGGTATTGATTGCTTTGCTTCCATTTGTGAGGACTTTTGGCGCTTTCAGCTTATAAGCCAGTTCGCCAATGCTGTCGCTTTCAACGGTCGGGGGAGTATCCGTCCCGCCGCTTTCCTCGGATGCGTTCAGCAGACGCGGCGCGACATACTCCCAGACAATCTTGCCGATTGCCATGTAACCGTAGAAGCTGTAATGGCAGCCGTCGCCGCTATCCAACGTCTTGGGAACACCTTTTACCAGTGTCCCGTCCCAGACGTTTGTTTCACCGTATAGCAGTCCTCTATCGTTCAGCTGGGGGAGCAAGTCGATCAGATGCCCCTTAAACGTTTCCTTCAGTTCCTGTACTTCCGCCGCTTCGTCAGCAGCATAGCCTTTACGTTCCCTCGCATAGATAATCAGATAATCCGCCGGGGCAACGTAATCGACGCATTTCTGCAATTGCGCAACGTAGTCGCTGAAATCAAGATTTTTGCCTTCCGCATCCGAACCATAACCGCCGTTTGCGCCCATCCAGAAGATGTGCAGCCCGTTTCCTTTGTAGTGTTTCGCACCATAGGTAATGAGCTTCGTTCCTGCGGATACGACCACCGGCAGACCATTGTCGAGCCGCCTGAGCCGGATACTCAGCCCATCAGACGTGTCTTTTGCATAATCACGGAAAAGCACGCACGGCACATCGTTTACATAGCAGGGGTTGATTCCACAGTCACCGTATTTGAGCAGTTTCCCGATTCTGCCGCTTTCGAGCGTCATCCCGTCTGTTGTGTTCCCAACAACGACGCTTTCACTTGAACTGCCCGGAATTGTACACGCTGGAAGGACGATTGCGTCCGCCCCCATTCGCGCCATGATTGTCGGCACGTTGTCAGACAAGATGCCGAGGTTGACGGCATTGCATCGTTCAGCCAGCACTTGTGGATAGCTGATGAGATGCCAGCCGTTGACGTTGCCGCCGATGCCTTGGGTCAGGCTGTCGCCCCAGCAGTAGACCGTCTTTTGCTTTCCGCCTGTCTGCGGTTTGACCTCGCCGATGCGCTGGTTCATAGCTTCCAGCGCGTCATGAATCGCCCCTCTGACGTCCTTGCCATACACGCCCGACGCAATGGTGTCCAGCAGCGTCTGGAAGTCCTTCGTGCTTTCGCTCACGCCTGTTTCGCCTCCTCCTGCGGCTGATTCACCGTCTTTTGCAGCGCCTGAATGCACGCCAAAAGCGCGTTCAGGTTGCTTGCGCCGCGTACCTCCACCGTGGAGAGCGCGTCAATGATGGCTTGCACGGTTTGCTTGCTGGTAGTGATGGTTTCCATAGGCTTCCCCCTCCTTACGAAAGCGTAAAGACTTGCTGTCTTGTTTTTCCGTTGCTTAGCTTTACAACTACGCGAACTCTGCCGGTGTCAGCCCCGACGCTGATATCGACGCAGGTAATTTCCGAGATTGCCACGTCGCTTACTCCTGCGTTGTATGCGCTGGAAGCGTTGACAGACAGTAGACCTTCCTCTGTGCTTCCGTTGCTCAACGTAGTGTCCAAGTTCACTTCGATGTATTTGCTCGACGAATGATAATTCTGCCCGGCAATCTCCAATGCCTGAACGTGTACCGATGATGCTCCTTCACTCTTCGCGGCAGCCAGAGCATCATCGTAGCCCGGCATGTCGCTCAACTCAAAAGTTGCGTCTTCGGGAGCGAAAAACGTGCAGGAAGATTCGCCGATTTTCAGCGTACGCGGCGCGACGGAAGTGCCGCCGACGGTCAGGCTGCCGATGGTTGCCGTTCCTGTCAGCGTCAAGTCTGAGATGTGCGCATCTCCGATAGACAAAGCTCCAAATTCGCCGTCATCTGAATTGACCTTAAACGCACTGAGTGTGACGCAGTTGATGGTGTCGCCCTCAAAATTGTCTGCCCAGCCGCTCACGGTTTCAAATTCGCTCGTCGTCACATACCCTTCAAGGTTAATACAGCTCGCGCTGATTTTGACCTCTCCCGCCGTCTGGTTGATGGTCGAAATCAGGTCGCCCTTGCTGACCTTCGACGTCAATTCCCCGTTGATGCCGTCCAGCGTCACCTGCACGCGCGTGATTTCGCTCTCCGCGTCGCCCAGACGCTCCGCATAGGCGGTCAGCGTGCCGTTCATGCCGTCGAGGTCAGCGCGGACGGTCGTGATGTCCTGCGTGTGCTTGTCTACCGTCTCGACGTAGGCGGACAATGTGCCGTTCATGCCGTCCAGCGTCGTCTGCACGGTGTTGAGTGTGTCGGTGTTCTCGTTTGTTTTCTGCGTGTAGGCGGTAATCAGCCCGTCGGTCAGCAGCAGGTGTGTGTTCTGATCACTGACAATCTGCCGCAGGTACTCCACCGACGTGTCCACCACTTCGACTGCTTTGCTCGTCGCGGCGGTGGTGCTTGCCATGCCCGTTTCCGGCGTGCCGAACGTGTATTCGGACTGGTCGGGGTTCACGAGGTCGAGGGAAATCGCCGTGCAGGTGTATTCCGCATCGATGCCGTGGGGCAGGGAGACGACGCGCACCTTGTTGCCGACGTGGAACGATTCCGCATTCACATCCAACAGGTGCAAATCCACCGCGCTGATGGTGATGGTAATCGTCTCTTCCAGCCGCTTTTGCAGGTTCTTCTTCGCCATTTCCAGCAGGGTACTCGCGTCCTTCGTGTCGAACTCCGTCACGCCCCAGATGCGCCCGTAGAGGGCGATTCCGGCGGCGTCCTCGATGTAGTCCTTGCCGTCGTTGACGCTCGCGATGGTGATTTTGCTGTCGCTCTGCCCGGCGTAGGGGATCAGGCACGTCACAACCTCCGACGCGGAGACGTACTCGGACAAGTCCAGCAGATTCTCGCCGAAGCGGATGACCTGTGCGCAGGTGTCGCCACTCTCCTTCGTCCAGTCCAGATAGCGTGCGCCATCTTCGTGGCGGATGCGCAGGAAGCCGCCGTGAATGTCTAAGAGGTTGTCGCTGATTTCGTCCCAGGTGTTGGCGTAGCCCGTGTTTTCCACGCTGGATAGCGTCTCAATGTCCACATTGCCGATTTGAAACTGCTGCGCCTCGCTGACCGCCTCGTTGTGCCGCGTCAGGTACAGGCGGAACAGCCCCGCCGCCGTGCCGTCGTAATCCGCCAGCTTGTACGGGTGCAGAACGCTGTCTACGAGGTACGTTAGTTCCCCTTCGCAAGTGACAGTCTTCTGACGGTAGAAGTCGGTTTCCGTTTCCAGCACGCGCCCGCGCCAGATGATTTCGTCATCCTGCCGGACGTCAATCCGCGTCCGCATTTTGTGCAGCGCGCTGTACATCGGGTGCTCCGGCAGCAGCACGAACGTGAGCGTTCCGGCGGCGTTGCACTGCGTTTCCAGCACGGGGGACAGGACGGAAAGTTCCTCGTCCCCCGGAGAATACAGCAATGCGTCGTCCGCATAGATGGTGTACATTTACAGCCTCCCTCCTCGGTAGTCGATGGATACCGTGCCATTCCCGGCGAAGGTCAGCACGTTGTCGCCCTCGGTGATGCAAATGCCGCTGATGCGGTTGTCGCCCGCCGTCAGCGCGTACTCCTTGCCGCCGAATGTCGCCGTCATCGCGCTGCTTGCCGTGATGGTCGGGATGCACGGCCGCCTTGTGCCGGGAATCGTCAGCGTCAGCGTGCCATCCACCGGCAGCGCCTTGTAGTCGCGGATGATGCCCGTCTCAAAGTTGAAGGTGTCCCACAGCCAGTCATCCAGCGAACCCGTGATTTCCAGCTTGTACGGGTCGCAGACGGCTTTCAGGCTGATGGTGGCGGTCTTGCGGTCGCTCTCCAACGCGTTCATGGTCACGCGCCCGGTGTAGGCGTAGCCGGGGTCTTCATCGAGGATGATTTGCACCCGCTGCCCGTGCAGGGTGTCCAGTATTTCGGAATAGAGCGCGTCCCAGCGGTTCCGCGCGTCAATGACGATGAACTCCGCCGAGAAATCCCGTGTCTGATAGCCCACGCGCCCGGTCAGCGCTTCGGACAGGTCAAGCGCGCCGTCCAGCCCCGGCACATCCACATAGTTTGTGCGCACCTTCGGCGGTGCGATGGTCGGGCGCGTTTTCGGCAGCAAGCCCCAATCGCGGTAGGTGTGCTTGCCGCCCAGCGTTACCCCGTAAATCATGCGTTCCGCCCCTTTCGCAGTGCCATCCGCCCCAGACGCTTGTCCATCTTGCCCGCCGTTGCGCCGACAAGCACGCCCGTATCCAGCACAATCTGCTGCTGATTCATGCCGCTGAAGCCGTTTTGCAGGGCGGCAAGCATCTGGTCGAGCTTGCGCTCCATGCTCGCGCCCACGACCTCACCCACCGCGCTTTTGACGTACCCTTGCAGCACGCCGATGGGCGCGACGGCCTCTGCTCCGGCTTCGCCCACGAGGTGGTAGCCGCTGTGCGTGTCAAAGAGGGTGGGTTTGGAGAAGACTGCGCCGTCGGCATGGGTAAAAAAGCTCTTGATTACTTCCCAACCCGCGTTACGCATTGCGCCGCGTCCTTCGGGCGTACTGATGACTTGCTGGTAGTGGCTGTCCGGGTTAAGTGGATTCGTTTCCGGGTTCGTCAGGACTTCAACGGTCTGCTGAACCGTTTTCCATCCGACTGTCAAGCTCAGCCCCTTTGTCGCCCTGTCCCATGCGTTCTTCACTTGCTTTGCGATGTTGAACGGGTTCAGCAAGTGCCACATAATCGAAAGCGCACCCCCGATTTTTGTCTTGATCTCTCCCCACCATTTGGTGACGGCTTCTTTCGCTGCCTCTTGGTCATCGCCAGTGCCCAGCCCGAACACGATGGTCAGCAAGTTGCCGAACAGTGCCTTGACGTCTCCCCACCACTTCTCCACGGCTTCTTTCGCCGAGGTGAGCGCGTCGCCAATTGCCTTGAACGTGATTTCCAGCGCGCCGCCGACGGCGGTCTTAACATCCTCCCACCAGTCGCTGATGCTCTCCACAACCTTGTCCCAGTCCGGCAAATCAATTCCGAAGATGCCCTTGAAAATGCCCTGAATCAGCGGATAGGCGATATTCTCCCACGCCCACTTGATGGCGTTCCCAATGTCCGAGAGAATCTGCGGTAGATTCATCACGATGGATTTCAGCCCGCTGCCGATGGCTTGTCCAAGCCCCTTGAAATCAATCTTGCCGATGAGATTCTTGAACGTCTTGACGAGCGAAGGGAAGAGTTTCTGGATTGCCCCGCCGATTTGGTTGAAAATGGTCGGAAGCTGGTCGATGATGATGCCCATCACATCCGTCAGCACGTCCGCAAGCCCGGTGATGAGCGTTGTCGCCGCTTCAATCATGGCAGGCAGCACCGAGTTGATGATGCCCGGCAATTGTGGCGCAAGCGTCGAAACGAGCGTCTGCACCGCCTGCACCATGCGTGGCGCCATCGTCTGCAAGCGCGGGACGATGTTGTCCACCGCGGTCATTACGCTGTCGGACAGATTGCCGACAAGCTGGTCAATGTCCTGATTGCCGTCCGCTAAGCCGGAGAGCAGGTTCGCCCACGCCGCCTTGACCGAGCCGATAGAGCCGGAGATGGTCGTCGAGGCTTCTTTCGCCGTCGTCCCAGCAATATTCTGGCTTTCCTGGATGACGTGGATGGCTTCGATGATGTCCGAGAAGCTGCTGATGTCGTACTTCACGCCGGAGAGCTTCGACGCATCCGCCAGCAGCCGCTCCATTTCCTTTTGTGTGCCGCCGTAGCCCAGCTTCAAGTTGTCCAAAAGGGTGTAGTTTTGCTTCGAGAACCCCTTGTAGGCGTTCTGAATATCCTCCATGCTGGTGCCGAAGGTGTTCGCGTTGTCCGCCATGTCGGTGATGGCAAGGTCGGCATACGCGGCGGCGGCGACGGTATCCTTGCCCAGGGACGAAATCAGGCTCGCGGAGAAGCTCGTCACCGTGCCCATGTACTCGTTGGCGGACAGACCCGCCGTGCGGTAGGCGTTGCGCGCGTACTCCATCACGAGGTTCTGCGCATCGTCGCCGAAGAGCTTCTTCACGCCGCCTTCCAGCTGCTCATAGCTGGCGTGGGCGCTCATGGCGCTGCTGACGAGCTTGCCCATCGCGGCTGTGCCTGCCGCAACGCCCGTGCCGATGACTTTGCCCATTTGCAGCGCCGCTTGTCCCGCCAGCTTGAAGCCCTTGCTCAGCACACCGCCAACCTTCTGCCCGGCTTTGCTGACCTTGGCAAGCGCTTTTTCTGCCCAACTCGTATCCAGCACAATAGAGCCGAACAGTTCAAAGATACTGCTCACGTCGTTTTCCTCCCTTCTCCCGGCGGTGTGAAGCCGTCGAGCAGATTCCAGCTGTGCCGGATGTCCTCTGCCGTGAAGTCCGGCGTGTCCACCGGCGCAGGGGTACGGTATTCGTGCAGAAATTCGCTGAATCCCTTGTCAAAGCACTTGTGCAGCCACACTTCCCACAGCAGCTTCTCTTCCGTCTCTTCGTTGTACATCCGCACACACTGCTGGATGAAGTCCGCCAGTTTCCCGCGCCGCAGCATCCCGGTCAGCAGCGCCATCGGGTCGCTATAGCGGCGGTAAAGCATGTCGAACAGCTTTACTTCGTCTGCCCCAAGCGCTTCATCAGCCGCGTAAAAAAATCGCGGAAATCCTCGCTTGCCATCAGGGTGAATACCGCCTCGGCGAACACGCCCATGTCCAGCGCGGCAATTTCGGCGGGCGTTTTGCCGCTCAAATCCGCCAGCAGGGTGTAGATTTCCGCCTTGCAGTCCGGCAGGCGCGCCAGCAGCTTGTCCGCAATCATCAGCGCGACGGTCACGCCGAGGCTCTCCGCGCTCTCGCTGCCCTCGCGCACCCGCTGGATGGCGGTCTTGGTCGGCATGACGCTGCGCAGGTCGTTCACGCCGATTTTGGACAGGATGCGCATCATCGTGAAGAGGTCGTCCGCGCACAGGCGGCGCATGGTTAAGGCTTCATTTTCCATCGTGATTCCTCCTTTTGATAGAAAAGGGGAGAAAAGCGCGTGGCTTCTCTCCCCAGTGTGTTGTCGTTCGCAGGGAACGCGCCTGCGGGCGTGGCAGAGGGCATTGAAAACAGACGAAGTCTGCGATCGCCCTCTGCACTCCTTCGGTTTCCCCACTAATGTTAGTAGTTTGTTATGCCGCGGATTCACGCCGTCGCCTCGACGGTCTGCGCTTACGCAGCGTAGGTGTCGTTCGGATAGTAGATGTGCCACGGCAGCGTCTCGCCGTCGCCGTCCAAACCGGCATAGCACTCGAACGTGTACGTCCCGACCGTGCCTTGCTTGCTCTTGTTGTCGTTTTCAAAGCCGGACGTGCACAGCGCATTGTCCAGAATCGCGATGATGTTGCGTCCATCCAGCGTTTTGCCGACAAAGGCGATGTTCTCCCAGTAGTCGCCCACGGCGATGTCCGCCTTGTCCTCGATGAGGTTGAAGCGCGTGTCAGTCGTCGCCTCCGCGCTCTTGCCCAGCGTCGCCGCCGTCAAGACGTCCTCCGTCAGCTCAATGAAGCTAACTTCCATCGTCGCCGTGCCGCCGGTCTTGATGGAAAGCTCCTTCGTGTTCACATACACGCCGTCCACTTCGACCTTCGTGATTTCCGGCTTAATCGACACCTTCGAGCCGCCGGACGTTGCGCCGACAAGCGAATCGGTGAAATTCCACGCCGCGCCCTCGTACTTCAGCCCCTTGTGAATCGTGCCTGCACCGAATACGATGCTCTTGGGCGTGGCGCTCGTTGCGCCGCTTCTGCCTTCCTTCATGTTTCGTCCACACTCCATTCTTTGATGTTCAGATTGATGCTGATGCGCCGTGCCGCGCCGTCAATGTCCGGCAAAAACGACGCACCCGCGAAAGAAATTGCAAGCCCTGACCCGCGATCCGTGATGCACGTCCAGCCATACGCCGGGAATCGCGCCTGAATCGCCTTTGATGCCGCCAGCAGGGCATCAAGACCCGCGCGGCTGTAGCCCAGCAGGGTCATCGTGCTGTCCGTGCGCCCATCCTCGGTGAAGCCCTCCGCGTCCACCCACTGCCCGACGAAATACGTTTCCGGCAGCGGGGCTGCGCGGTACTGCCCCAGCGCGTATGGCAAGTGCATATCCGCCATCGCCGCGCGGAGGATGGAAAGCGCCTCCTGCGTCATTTCATTTCCTCCCCAAGAATCGTTTCCGCCATGCGGATGATGGTGTTCTGTTTCGCCGCGAATGCCTTCTGGAGTGTCAGATGCGCGTCCTCGCCATTGGTGGCGACGGCAGGAAGCCCCTGACTCCTGAGGTACTGGACGGCTTCCTCCGCCTCCTGCTGGCTGTCGTACACGCGCGAGTTCTTCTCGCCCCGCGGCTGCCCCTCGATGTACACCCACCAGCCTTTGCGCCCGTCGCCGTGGATGGCGTGGCTGCCCGTGCCGAACTCGTTCCAGAATGATTCCTCCAGCGGGCTGCCAATCTGCGCGGTCATGGCGCTTTCATCGACCGAATTGCTCCATGAGCCGCGAAGCTGCGTCTTCTTCGTGGGTGTGGTGCGGATGGTCTGGCAGGTCACCTCGTGCGCCGCCTCGATGAGGAAGCGTTTTGCCGCGTCCTTCATCTGCGCGCTGACTTTCATGCTGTAATCCCGAAATTCAACCGGCATTGCTGTCGCCTCCTGTGTATTTCAGGTAGATTTCCAGCTGTGAGCCGCTGCCCATCTCCATCGGATTGTCAATCAGCAGCACATCATAGCGCTTCCCCCGGCAGACAAGGCGGCCGTTCTCCGCCGCAAGCTCCGCCGGAAGCTTGGTGTAATCCGCCACAAAGACGTGTGTGCTGTCCTGCACCTTGGCGTTGTAGACGGTATACTTGCTGTCGCCGCCGGTCAGGTCAAGCCAGCCGGTCAGCGTCTTCAAGTCCGCCCATGTGCGCACCTGTTCGCCGATGGCGTTCGTCTCCGTTTCGCTGATTTGCAGCGTCGCGGTCACGTTGCCGCCGATGCCCTTCATGTCGCCGTCACCCCCTGCCCGAAGCGCGCCTTGATGTACGGCGTGAGGAAGCCCATCAGCGCGCGCGGGAAGCCCATGACGGCGTTTTCGCCCGTCAGGTCGAAGTAGGTGACAGCGTGGCGGGAAATCGTCTCCGATGCCACGCCGACCTTATCGCGGTTCTCCATCTCCCATTTCAGCAGGTTGATGACGCCCATCTTCACGTCGTCGGGATAGCGGACGAGCGTCGCGGTTACGTCGATTTCGTCCTTCAAGCCGCGCTCTGCGACCGTAAAGGCGAGGTCATCCGCGCTTTCGACCGTGTACAGCCCATTATTGAGCAGGGAGAAGCTGACTTCCACCGTGTCGCCCGTCGAGAAGGGGACGAGCGCATCCCCAAGGAAAGTGCGCCCGACAATGTCCCCCGTCCAGCGGCAGGCGCGGAGCTGGAAGTTGTTGTTCGTGTACGCGCGAATCAGCAGCTCAAAGCCGCGCAGTTTCGCCGCCAGCAGTGCGTCATCCGCATCCGTTTCCAGATGCGTCCGCAGTTCATCCATCGTCATCAGCACGGCGTTCACCTCCCTTCTTGCGCGGATTATTTCTTGAATTTCGCCAGCACGACCTTCGCGCTGTTGGTCAGCGCAACGCCGTAGTATTTCGCCGCCGTCACGTCGGTCTGCTGCTTCTTCGGCAGCCACTCCGCGTCCACCTGAATGTCCTTCTTCAGGAAGATGGTCACGGCAGGAAGCTCCGATTCGGTGTACTCCGTGTCCGGGGAATCGGGTTCGAGTTTGATAATCGGGCAGACGTAATACTGCGACGCCGCCGCGACCGCCTTCACCTTGTCGCCCGCCGCCAGCTCCACCGACGGGTCAACCTTCGCCTGATATTCGGCAAGGTTCGCCGCGTCGATGGTCACATCGCCGGATTCGTTCTTCTCGTGGGTCACAAGGCGCACCTTCTTCGACTTTTTCACCCACGCGCCCGCAATCTTGCCAATCGCGCCGTTCACCGCCACGCCTGCCGTGAACTTGTCGGCAGAAAGGAAGTCGCTATCCTTGAGCAGCGTCGCTTCCTGCGCCGGGTGGATGAAAATCACCTTGTCGATGCCGTCCTCTTCGTCCTCGAACTTGGCAATCGCGTCCACCAGCCCGCCGTAGGCAATCGCCGCGAGGGTGGAAGCCGCGTAGATGTTCTTGCCCGTGTACACCGCATCCAGTACGTCGTTGTCCACCTTGCCCGCAATCGCCTTGGCAAGCTGGGTTTCCGCCTGCGCAATCGGGTTGCCCAGGCCGCTGTTGACGGCTTCCTGCGTGATGCCGACCGCCTTCATCGCCTTCTTAATCGTGAAGGTGGTGGAGGAAGCCGTCAGGGTGCTGAGACCCACCTCTGCGCCTTCTGCCACGTTCTCCGCGTCGCCGATGTAGTTCCAGCTCGGCACGGTCTTGGTGTCGCCTGGAACGCCCACCAGCGTCGTGTCCACCTTCGCATAGGGGGTCAGCTTCAGCTGCGCGTCAATCTTCGCGCCAATCATCGCGCCCATTACTTCGGGGTTAATCAGGTTGTTCAGCTTGGTAACTGCCATTTATTTTTTCCTCCTCATTATCATTTTCGTGACCTCACGAAAATGGTCTGTGCCATTTTGTTAATGTCAACAAAATGGTGTCATTTCTCCGCCGCCATCGCCGCGCGGAAGGCTTCCGGGTTCTCCTCGAAAATCTTCTGCCGCTCTGCGTATGGTTTCTTGAGAATCTCGCTCCGGCTGAGCGGCGCGTGTCCCTCCTGATCCGGCAGACGGTTCTCGATGATGTTCTTCTTGCCGCTGGCTTCAAACTGGTTCGGGTACTTTTTCTTCAAACTGGCAAGGGTGTTCTCCCATCCGTCGATGTTCCCCTTGTCGTCCAGTGTCAGGGCGTCCCCTTTTTGCTGGAGTACCCACGTCATGTAGTCGATGTCGCTTGCGCCACCGCGCATGAGGGCAATGTGGATAGCAGCATCCATGCGGCTCTTTTGCAGGGCCGCCTGTGCCGCTTCAAGCTGCCTGTGCATCTCGTCCATCTTCTCTTGGCTGCCGCTGTGTTCTGCCTTGTCGGCTTCGAGGGCGGCAATCTTCTGCTGCGCCGCTTCGAGCTGCTGGCGAACGCTTTCGTGTTCTCCTTTGAGCTTTCCGAGGCGAATATCCGCGTTCTCCTCGCCGGTGGTGAAGAGCTTGGCGGTTTTCATGTCGTTCTGGATGGCGCGAATGGTGTCCTCCGCAACGCCGTTCTGTTTGAGAATCTCTGCAAGCGTCATGTGTTTCTCCTTCCACCGCCCTACGCTTATCTACGGGGTCGCATCCCGTGGGCAGTCGGTGTTTTACGTCCCCTCGGACGAGAGAATGATGTTGTATACCAGAATTGCAAAGGTGCACCCGCTCTTGCGTCAGGTGCGCCTGATTGCCGCTATTGGAGCAGCGCCGCCCACGTCTTCGCGCCGACGATGCCGTCCGCAGTCAAACTGTGCGCGGTCTGGAATGCCTTGACTGCGGCAATGGTGTTCTTGCCAATGATGCCGTCCACCTTGCCGCAGTCGAATCCCGCGTCAATCAGCAGGTATTGCAGAACTTTGACTTGCGTTCCTCTGCTGCCGTTCCTGAGGACGAGAAGGGGGCTTGCGCCGTCTCCGGCATCCGCCGGGTTCTCGGTCGGGGCGGGCGTGACAGGCGTGTCAGCGGGCGAATCAGGCGCATCCACGGCGTAAGCCGTGCCGGTCAGCTCCGCCCACTCGTTCCAGCGGGTGATTTTGCTCTCGACCACGCCGTAAGCCGTGCCTTTCGCCTCGATGACCTCGCCATCGCCGACGTACAGCCCGACGTGGTGACGATCGCTGCCCTTGGTGAGGAACACCGCCGTGCCGGGCTTGAGCGGCTGACCGTCGGTGCGCTTGCCGCCATGCAATGACCCCTTGGCGGCGGCGTACTTGCGCCACATGGTGTTGCTGCCGTGGTACATATACCCGCCCAGCTGCTTATACGCCCACCAAAACAGCCCGGAGCAGTCCGCAACGCGCCGCCCGACCCACTGCTGCCCGTAGCGTATCGTCTGCGCGCGGGTGGCGCTGTCCTGCGCACGCTGCGTGTGAACCTGCCCCNAGCGCGCGGCGGAAGAGGGCGACAACCTCCGCCGCGCTGACCGTTTTTGATGCCATTGTCAATCACCACCGGGGTCAATTTCTGCTTTGCCGAGCTGTTTATACACCTGATTCACGCCCGTCGAGGCGAGCCCCGACACGATGCCGACCGCGAGCGCATTCAGCACGTCCTTCGCCGGGAAATCCGGGATGACGTACATGCCCACGATGCCCAGCACGCCGCCCGCCGCGCCCACGATGACCGGAATCAGCTCATCGCGGATGCTGCCGACGCTCTTGCAGAGCAGGCCAATCAGGTAGGTGATGACGACAATCGCCAGCACCGTTCCCATGGTAGAGATGTCCATGATACCACTCCTTTTCGGAATTATTGTATGAAAAAACAGCCTGCACGAGGTGTGCGGCTGCTTTTCGCGGATTAAGTTGATTGCAAGTTGATGGTAAGTTGCAATTTCTCTTTGCAACTTGCAATTTTTAGTTTCAAACAAGGTTCAAAGATGATTCAAAGCCGGTTACTGGATATGCCCACCATTGCGTTCCATCATGATGTCGCTGAAAAACTCCCGATTCACGGTGATGTTCGGCAGCTCATTCGCTTTCATGGTAATGACCACCTGCAAGTTCGTCGGGCAGGCATAATCCCCGTAGATGCTTTCTGCCTTCTCGAAGATGGTCTGCCCGCAGTCCCTGATTTGCTGGATTCGTTCTTCTCTGGTCATGGTCACGTTTATGCACTCCTTTCAACGTATCAAAAAAGCACCTTGCAGGGGGGCAGGGTGCTTTCTACCGTTTTTCTCCTTCGCTGGCTTGTTTTCTGTCCTCTTCCAGCAGCTTTTTAAGAAGTGCATCGCGTTCTTCTCGCGTCATTTTCCGAAATTTTTCAATTTCTTCGGTGTTCGGAATGTCATATTCCTTATATTTCACGCTACTTCACCTCTCCGAAAGCGCACGCCCTATTAAAGGAATTTCCGCTCCAATTCCACATTCAGCCCCAAATCATCCAGCGGGATTCCTTCATTCAGCAGCGTGTTCTTGATGGTGTCCAGCACTTCGTAATACGCAAGGCGCTTCCCCTTGTAGAAGGCATCATCGGGGTTTTCCCTTGCCTCGTTCATCGTCTCATTGGCATTGTCAATGACGCGGGCAAGGATATACTTCAATGTACTTTCATTCATCGTATTCACCTCTTCTCTTTAATTCTGCAATTCTGCGCGCCCTTGATTCACGGAAATTAGTGATTTCCTTATACCAATGCTTTTTTAGTCCTTCTTGCTCACGCGGGTCTCTTTCATCCCAATTTGGCACATGCTCTTCGGGATGCTCAATCTTATGCCAATGCTCTACAATCCGCTGGTCAAACGTTTCCAATGACTTTCGGATAGAAGAAGTTTTTTGCCGCTGCAAATCTTTTTCGGCGGAATTTGCAAAGAACTGCAAATCCATCTGAATTATACCACCTTTGCGCTGCTTATTCAACACCTTTTCCGCTTTCAGATACTTCTCCTCAAACTCCCTGAACCCCTCCGCCTTGTCCAGCCCGAAGAACTTCGCCCTGTCCTTCATGGTCTGCAACTCGTCCGCGTCCAGCACCCACTTCGCCCTTGTCAGCGCGAC